TTTCAGTCTCTGTTTCTTCCTCTTCGCCCTCTTCCTCTTCTTCGTCGTTTTCTTCTTCGTTATCGTATGCCTCTTGAAGGACGGTTTCATCCTCTTCCATCAATGAGTCAATAAGTTTTTTTGCTGCTTGAACGGGATCCATATTATCTCCTTAAATTGCTATTTCTATTTAGATTTTTTATAATTTTGAAAGAAAATTCTTGAATACTTTAAGATATTGTTCTTCAAGTTTTTTAGATGGAGTTTTCTTTATTTGCTTGCGCCAATTTTCTACATCTTGTTCCTTTAGAACACCATTATCCCATACCCATTGTTTTCCTTCCATTATACCATTTACGAACGCATTTGGCGCAGAAGGATCTGCAACGATATCTACAGCAGCAAGCATAAAGTCTTCTTGTACCATATTAATACCGTTTACTTGTTTCAAAGAACCCATACCTCTGGAAGAAACTCCAAGTTTTACCCCAGAATCAATTAGGTTCTCTACAATCTTTCCGTATGGTGTACCCAAGATCTTTGCCTTTCCTACAACATCATTTCCATTTTCTTTTAAATTAGTAATGATGTGAGAAACACGCTCAAGATTTACTGTTGGGCCTTCTGGGTGTCCAAGTTCACCCAATGCTCTATTTTCTTTAATATAAGTTTGGTTATAACGAGAAACTTCGTTTATGAGAATATCTCTTGGGTATATTCTTCCGTTTTTATTTTGTTGCTCCGCTTGCATGAAAACACCTTCAATAAAAAGAGTTTTCTTTCCTTCCTTTTCTTCGGAAAGAACGCGCAATGGATTATCTACAGTTTCTGTGATTAAATACATGGGAATCCTTTATTGTGATGCTTCTTGTTCATCGCATTCTTCACAAGGTTGTTCATCATATAAAGTGGATGCTATTTCTGTTTTCTTGGTTTGTAATTTTTCTTTTATTTTATCATATAATGCAGCATGTATTTCTTTTCGAAAATCTTCCGCATTATCTTGTAATAAGTTATCAACGATAGACATAATGTAATCTCCTTTATTTATATTTATACTTTATGTATTGCAACCACTCTCATCTATCACAACAGAAGAATCGGGAGGACATGAAGATGAAGCACAATTAGATCCCTGACAACAATCTGCGGTGCAGTTACCATTACTATTTCCAGTGCATTCTACTGAAGGAACATCAAATTCTGGATCATCATTAAGTGATCCTCCACCTGTTGGATTTATGGATTGATCGCAGCAAGAACAAGGATTTGCAATTCTTTCATCCGAAGATTCTATTAACGCTCCGCTACTGTCTCTACATTTATTATTAATAATTCTGAGAAACGATAGTCCCTCTTTGTTTATATCATTTCCACTACAATCTGTATATGTTTTTATTTCTTTTTGCGGAATGACACAACCCAATAAAGAAGTAACTTCTGGGCCACAATGACTTGCATTTGCAAATGGTCCCGAAATGTTTGCTAAGAAACAATTTACATCCTCTGGATCTGAACACAAGCAACTTGTTAAAGATTGATCTAAACATCCGCAACCCGTCGCTCTTATGTAATTTGAAAGAAGATTTGGATCAGCTCCTTCATTAATTACCGATTCTTCGAATTCTAGTGTACAATCTTTTAAATGCGCTGGTAAATAATATGCTCTGCCACATGGACTATCCAATAATTCTTGTGGAGTATTAAATCCAGTACATGCCAAAAAATTGGTTAGATTAATCGAAATCGTACCATCACCATCTTTATCATCAAATAATCTAGAACAAGGAGAAGAGCATATTGCTTTTCGATTATTAAAAACTTGACTGCATCGGTTTAAACAACCATTAGGTGGTGTTATTTTTCCATTTTGAGATGGATAATTTACTATTGGTGCTAATGTTAGAGCTAGTTCATTAGGATCATTAATTTTATCAATCCACCATATAGATCCAGATCCACTATTACTTGGTGTTATTGCATTACCATCGCAATCGCATAACGCACATGGAATATAACCATAGTCTGCTGGTTGACCTAAATTGGAAACAGATGTCTGAGAATTAGACGAATTTGTTGCACCACATGTGCATTTAGGATTAATACATCTAGACGAACACCCCACTCCACAACCGCTAAGACCAGGTGCTATATTTTTATATAATTTTATAAAAGATGGAGGTGGGTTTCCACTACACTCACAAGGAAATCCTTCTACAAAAATATAGTTTGATGTTCTTGATTGTCCTTCAATACACTTACATTCGTCTTCTATCTCGGAAATAGGAGGAATAAATGCTGTATTTGATAATGGATTGTTATTTTCATCATAACCTAATGGATATTCATATTCTTTTTCATCCCATCCCCAGAAATTTTGCCAAAATGAATAAGTGTCGGTGTCTCCAACTACAGGAGGGAATGCAGGTCCGATAGAAAAGAATCCATTTGAACCGTTTGCATTAAATCCACCATTAGTGCCATTAAATTCACCGTTGGTAATATTTGCAACAAACTGACAAGGTACTTCTGTCACACATTCATTGCAGTTATCATAGACTTGAATTGGCGGATCAACATAATCATTATCTCCACACGAACCGCTAAGAGCATCAGATGCAATTTTTACAAAATCTGTAAAAGTACCACAATAACTCTTACTTGTTCCTGCAAATGACATTACACCAGTAGTTTGAGATGCAAAATTAACTACATTTGCCATATTTACTGTATAATTTTCTTTAGCATCGTATGGAAGTGTTTCGCCGTTTTCTTTGCCCCATTCTTGGAATTGATCAAACTCATCGCAATTACTTTGTTCATTTGGATATTTTTGCAAACATGGTAACAATCTTCCGCTGTAAACTGTAGAATCCGATACATCGCAATAATATTCAGGATTGTTTAATGGGCAGCCTGGGGTTGTTGCACCGAATGCTATTGGATTAGGTCCAGTACCAAATCCACCATCGGTAATTAATTCATTACCTTCTTGCGTAGTCAGTCCTAGTATCGGAAACGATGTGCTGTTTTGTGGTAAATATCCCGCACCATACACTGCACCAGCAGGGTAAATCATGACAGGGGTTCCCAATATAGAACCTCTACCATAACCAAAATTATTTCCCGTTACTGGGAATGCACCAACAATACTTCCTGTTTGACAACCTACCGCAACCACCCAACCGCCGTTTGGAATTACGGAATAATAATTATTTGCTTGTAAACCAATCCAATATCCAGAACCCAAACCTACAGTATTTGGAGCAGGATAGCCTGTGCTTCCTCCCGTACAACTACATCCTCTTGGTGGAGGTGGTGGAGGACAGTTATAGCAATCACATGGATCGTTATAATCCAAGCATGTATCTGGTGGGGGAGGAGGAGGATCTATAATACCACAAACACTTTGTGGAGGATTTGCGTTCAATTTAGAACACTTAAAGCAAGTGCCTTGTAATTTATTTAAATAAGTAGCATCTCTATGCAACAAGGTTGCATCTGCCGCTTCTTCAGATCTGGTCACTAAAATCTTAATATGATTTTTAGCAATTACTCTTGCGGTTCTTGTTGGTTGGGCTTTGACTGCTATTACTAAATTCATTACTTGGTTACATTTGGAGTTATTATAAATCTACCTTGCATTATTCTATATACTACTTTTTTTGGATGATCTATACGATCTTGTGCATAAACTAATTCGATATCGTATAGTGGTTTACCATATTCGATACCTTCCATATAGATCGCATCAATTGTAATTACTACATTTGGTTCGTCTTGAGTTGTTCCGCCGTTTCCTAATTGAATGTCAATTGGAAAATAATCTTGTCCAAACCCAGACACTCCAAATAACGCTAATTCCTGAGCAACAGATGTGACATCAAGAGGAGGGGCGATTGGTAATACTACACCATCTACAGTGTTTCTTACTTGCATACGAATGTATGCCTTTGCTATGCTTTCTTGTTGTCCTTCAGAATTTGTTGTAATAAATCTATCTTGAAAATCTACAGGAAGTTGCGAAATTGGAATAAATCCATTTTCATCTCCTGCTAAATTTAAAGCATTTCCGTTATCGTCTGCAACAGTTAGATTTAATCTAAAAGTTGCACCTTGTTCTGCTTGGATGTCATAATAAGCTGCTGACATTATATGCTGCTCCTCCACCACCTTGTGCTGGTGGTTGTGGTAATTCTGATCCTACTGCGGGCGGAGGTCCACCCGCTGCAACTTGTTGTTGCTGCGCGTCTAGATTCATCGCAAGTTGCTGTTGCTCTATACGCTCTTTATTTATTTCATCTTGCATAGCATCTGCTTCTTGCTCAGTCATTTGCAAGATTGTCTTGCGAATCCACTTCTCAGAGAAGAACTTACCAGAGAAATCACCGACATCTCTTAGAATAGAAAGTCTCTCTTTTAACATTTCTATGTTTTTAGATTCTGCAAAGTACGAATCTGAAGAAAAATCAAAACGAATGTTTTGAGATATTGATTCCCAATCTTCCTGATTCATTATTCCTTTTGCTAGCAGTTGGACTCTCATTAAGTTCAAGAACATCTCGGAAAACTTCATACGAAGTCTTGTTATGAACTTTGCAAATTTAAGTTCATCTCTACTAATTTCAGAAGCACGACCCATATTAAAACCATTGTCTGCTTCCATACGAGATATTGGAATATTTAAAGATCTATACAGTTTCTTTTGGAAGTACTTTACATCTTCCATTTCACCAAGATTTTGTCCGCCTGGAAGAGTTTCAATAGATGTACCTTTACCGCCTTCACGACGAGGCAACCAATAGTCTTCCAACATGTGCATCATGCGTCTATCGTCGCGTACTTCACCAGTAGCAGCATCATATGTTACTTTATTACGATAACGATTCATGATTTCACGAAGATATTGTTCTGCTTTATTCTTAGGAAGAGAACCAACATCAATATAGAAGATTCGGCGTTCTGGTGCGCGTGAGATACGGTAGATTACAACCGCGTCTTCAATCATGCGTAATTGATTCAGTGGTTTAATTGCTTTTTGCAAATAACCGTATACTCTCTTGCTGTTTCTTTCTATTAATCCAGAGTGTACATAACTTACAGAATCTGATGTCAAACGAATACCTGTGGTGTTTCCATAAGTAATGATTGGCATATTTGGAGTTGGTGTTAAGAATTTATCAAAGTTAGAATATATGTAATATTCTTTAACCGACTCAACCGTTTGTACTCTTGTGACTTGATCCGTTTTCTTTTTAATTTCTGTTACTTTTTTAATTTTTAATGGATCAATATTAATAATTTTTTGGATTCCCGCTTTTGGATTCTTTTCGTCCAACACCGCAAAATGATACATTCTTCCATCGACATACCATTGACGGAATATTTCATATCCTCTTTTATTAAAATTTAAAAGATATAAAATAGTATTAAATTCTTCTAATATTTTCTTTTTGGTGGATGCCGATATATCTTCAACCGCATCTAAATCTACCTTAACCACTTCTCCTGTTACATCTTCCGTGATTGCTTCATTTACAATATCATCTATTGCAATTTCCACTTCTGCATGGCCACTAATTTCGCGGTATTTACGAATTAGATCAATGTCAGAACGAAGATTTGTATCCAGATCAATAGCATAACCTTGCGCGGATCCACCAGCTTCTATGATGGTGGATCCGTCCGCAAAGTCTGCTTCTGGGGTTACGGGTATGTTTTGAAGGTTTTGATCCTTCTTATTTGGGAATAAAAACCCGAAAAATTTTGACATTATGAAACTCCAAGTAAGTATTTACTTGAATATGTAGGTATCACAGACGAATGCTTATCTCTGAGCAAAACCAACACCGAACGCACTATTACCATTACCATAACCGAATGAGAATCCAGAACCACCTGGGCCAGAACCGAAGGATAGACCAAATCCAGATCCACCTTGTCCGAATCCATTGTTTCCGAATCCGAATCCGTTTCCTGCACCAGATAGGCCAGGAACAACTGCGCCAGGATTGAGGAATCCTTGACCACCAACGCCAGCAGCACTGTTTTGTGGGGAGTTGTCGTTGATGAAGTAAGAGTAACCAAATGTTACTGTAAACTCAGATACACTGTCATTATTATCATATGCAAGATCAACAGATGACACATCTCTTGGGAACATATCAAAGAATTGATATGCTCTGGTTGGACGATATGATTTATCTAATTGAGTGACTACCGCCGAACCAAAGATTTGTCTTGGATTTGGATAAGCGGTAGCATTTCCTGCAAAGGTGTTAAATTGTTCGTGCCAGAATTCAAATACTCTACGAAGATTCATATCTTGAGTATTCAAGATTGTGATAGTAAAGTCTTCAAATGTTCTGTCGCCAGGATACTTTGCTTGTCTACCGAGATAAGGAACAGTAATTTCACCTAAAATAGATGAAGGTAACTGAGTACTACGGCAGAAGAATTGTAACTGACTGAACGCAGGATTTAGTTGTGCTAAGCCTGGGCATGCCATTACGAAGGTGTAGAGGTTTGGTCTTGCACCACCGTCGAAATTTGTCATGAATGAGTTAATACTTGAGTCGGCCATTTATGTCTCCTGTTTCTTTTATTTATCCTACTTTTCCGTAAAAACTCCCATTATCCGCCGTATTCTGCGAAAGTAACTCCTGTAGGAGTTGCAACGAAGTTGAGGGTGATAAAGTTGATGGAACGGTTTGGTGCTACGAAAAT